GAAAAAAGACTGCAGTCAGAAGACAGAGCACACAGAATTGGACAACAAAAATCTGTAACATATGTAGATTTGATTTGTAACGAGACCGTAGACGAAAAAATCGTAAAAGCTCTCCGTAAAAAAATAAACATAGCATCAGAAGTTTTAGGAGAAGAATTAAAGTCATGGATTTAGTAGGATATATACGCGAGGCGCGCTAAAATTTTAAGATACGACTTTTCCGCCAGACCACTTCATCTCTGGAAGGCCGTTCTCGTAAGATTTCCCATCGTAGGTTAATACTTGTTTTCTGTTAGCACCTTGTTCATTGTAGCTAACGTGTACCCAGCCACCTGCTGGATCTTCTGGATTATAAAATTCTAAAATTAATTGGTCAAAGTCTACGTTATTAGAAAGCCAGTAAGCGATCTGAATATTTGGTACACCTGCTATTTCAAAGTCAACCGCCTGCCCCTTTGCATGTTGCGACGTCTTTTTGCTGCCGATCGCTTCACACAGTGCCTCAGACCTGTAGCCCGATGTTATTGTAATTGGTTTGTCAAAGTGTGCACGAGCTGGTTCTAATATTTCGTAGCATACGTTTTCTAAATTTTTTATATCACCAGATCCTGGTGAGTTGTCGATTCCTTTCCGCGTCGCTGTCATCGACTTGGTCATCTCTTCGAGTTTAAAATGTTTACTAAGCTGCATGATTTTTATTTTGTGAGTAAGGTAAATATAACATATCCCATGCCTGTGATCAAGGCACCAACAGATACCAATAGAATACTTTCTATTCTATGTATTTGTTTTTCAATAGAATGAATCTTATCATGAGTTTGTTTCTGCATAATCCTGCATAACTTTTCATGAGAATTTATTCTTTGCAATGCGTCATCTTTAGTCATTACGTTCTCCCCGCAATTATTTTTTCTGATGGTGATAGTAGTGCTTCTTCTGTTCGTGTCAAGTTAGTTTGTGGGTTTTTTGCCATTGTCATTTGTGCATTATTTACTATTGGCATAGGTGTTTTTGCTAATGGTTGACCTTTATTTTGTGTTCCCATTATATCAGGTGCATTCATCATTGGGGCTTCTGAAATTAAATATCTTTCTTCTTCAATTCTAAAATCTTTATTAAGTTTTTGTCTTTGTAATTTTTTTTCTATTTTTTCAAGTTTTCTTTTTATTCTTCTGCTTAATGGATTTTTAATTCCATATTTATCAGAAATTCTTTCATAAGCCTGTTCCATACCTTCAGTAATACCTAAAGGTTTAAATTTATTTCTTGATATTAATCTAAATAAAGAGCCCTGACCCCTGTCTTCAAAAATTTGTCTAATTTTCTTTTTGCTGTAACCTAAAACTCTGGCTGCATCATATTGTCTTCTCATTTTATTAAATGTTTCTAATCTCTGTTTGTTAGCAAAGATATATTGTTTAATAATTTTGTTATCATCTTTAATTGGATCACCTGTTAAAGTGCCAGCGTAAATTAATTTTCTTTCATCTCTTTCCGCTTTTAAAAAGTTTCCTATAAATATTTCCATTGATCTCTCAATATCTAATGGTGCTTTTCTTAAACCAATTAGTCCTAACAATTCATCGGTTACTTCGTACTCAGTTCCTTTAATTGTTGTCCCTCTAATTGCACTATATAATCTTTGCATTTGAACTTGAGAACCTGGAGTATATAATTTAGCTAAATGTTTAAACGTTTTAAATATTTTATCACCTTCAGAATCTCTTTCGTTCCAGATCCGTGATCCTTGTTTCGTTTGTCCTTTTCTTGCATAAATGTCTAACACACCACCAATCCAAATAGATTCTGATACAAATGGTTCTACTAGTCTAGCAAAAGCTTTAACTAATCCCATGGTCATAGCAGGAATAACTGGTCTGTCTTCGTCTCTATTTAATTCTGTAAACATGGCTTGAATAGGATTAGTCACGGTGTCGTAGAAAAACGCTCTACTAAAATCTATGTATTTATATTTACCATCTTCATAAACTGGTATTAGTGTAGAATCTTCTGAGAACCATGGAACAAATTCTCTTAACGCCATTAATTTATCTTTAGTAAATCCATATGCTTGCATACCTCCCCATACAGCAGCTGGTCCAATAATACCTACAGTTGTTGCAAAACCTGCCGCTCTTTCCCAACCAATTCTTTTTAATATAGGGTCTTTAATTTCTCTTTTAGCTCCTGCCATAATGTTATTTGAAGTTCTAATAATTTCTGCAGGCCAAGACACAAAGTTTCCAAGTGGAGATCTTCTAGATGCTTGAACTAATTCAGAAACGTAAGCATAGTTAGGTAACATTTCTCTTACATTTTTAGTTGCCATTTTCATTATTTCTAATCTGTTTGGCAATTGATTTTTAGTTAGTGTGCCTGCTTTTAATGCAGCTTGATACGCTCTGTTAATTTTAAAATCTTCAGCAAAAAAATTAAATATTTTCCAGATGTCATCTTCAGCAATGTACATATCTTGTGCACCTTTTAAAAACTTCTGAGTTTTATTACCAAGTTTTCTCCACATCTTTTGCAGGAACCCGGTCTTTGCTGTGTCTTCAATTAGTCCAATGACATCTCTGTAGATGGCACTGGCGTTAACCATTCCTTCATCTAATAAAAATCTATATAAAGATTGACCAGCTTCTCCTCTTAATGCGTTAGAGTAATCATCAATACTTTTATATTCTAACATTGGTCGTGCACCTGGTTTGTTTCTATAAAGTATTTGTGGTTGCAAAGTATTAAAAGCAGACTTCATAGATTTTAATACAAACAATGGATTAGTTAAAGCTAAAGATATATTACCCAAAGATACAGTTGTTACTGCACCAGATGAAAAGTTTCTTGAGTGAGTAAACGGACCACCTACTGTTTTACCAGCTTGAATTAATCCTTTAGGTATCATAACTGCGTATTGATATGCAGCATTTTTTGTAATACTTCCTAAACTATTTAACGCACCAAACTTTAAACCTTGGGCAATAGCTTCTGTAGTATACATACCATTGATAGGAACTGTGTATGCTTTTTCACCCAGTTTTTGTGGTAGCTGTAATCCTCTACTAGCATCTACTAATTTTTCATCTAAACCAAATGCTTTTCTGGCAGCATTATAAGTAGGATATACAATTCCTTTTTCACCACGTTTAATCATGTCATCAGACGCAGTTTTAATTACATTATAAAATCTATCTCTTGCTGCAATCTCTGCAAGGTCTGTTGTTACATTTGATATAATTTTGTTAGCATTTTTATAGTTACCAAATAAGTTTTGGAATGCATCTAAATCTTTTTTAGTTTGAATCAATCCACCTTTTTTATCTGGCTTAAATTTACCACCGCCTGTAATATTGTCTGCAATATTTTTTGTAATTAAAGCTTTTTCTTTAGCAAAATCTGCGGCCTCATATTTAAATATTGGTGTTGCTGTATTGGGATCTAATTGAACATTTTTAATAATATCTTTAACAACTAACATTGCATCATCTGGATTTAATTTTTTACGATTAGCTTTAGCACTTCTTACAAATATGTCAGCGACCTCTTTCATAACATCATTTGATGGAGCATATTCTGAAACTGGTCTTAGACCGTTGTCTTTAAAAATTTTATACTCATTAGATAAAGTATCTCTAATTCTTTCTTTCATTATGTTAACAAATTCTTTTGCTGAAACATTTAAATTTTTTCCTTTAACAACTACGTTTAAAAAATCAGCCCAAGAACCATGAACATTACTTAATTCCTCTACTAATTTTAATGCATCTGCTTTAGATACATTTAATTTTTTAGTTAAAGCTGAATAGAAATCATCTATCATCTTTGGTTCAAAACCTTTAACAACTACTTTATTTCCACTAACACCAAGTTTACCTTTTAAAATTGTGTTAACAATTAAATCAGATAATTCGTTAGTCATACCTGATTTATCAGCAGCACTCTGTGAATATTTAGAAATTCTTTTTATAATTTCATCAAAGTTTCTTAAGTAATCGGTAGCCATTAAATTTGCTGAAGATTTTTTTCCTTCTAATCTTTGAATAGCTTGAAACTCTTCTTCAGGAAAAGGTCCTCTAGATCTTAAAGGTCGTGCTACATATTTATCCACAAACTTATCAAATTTAGAAGCATTAGCTGCTCTTTGCATAACACCACTTGTAATACTTTTGCCTACTTTACCCGCACCTACAATAGCTGGAATAATTGGAAAGCCCATTTCCCCTGCAAACTTAAGTTTGTTGTATAACATTCTTGTTGCATCTTCTTGAGCTGACTCTCTACCATCTCTATCTAAAGCTGTAAGTTCTCCTTCTTCAAAAAATAAATCACCAAATGTTCCAATGTTTTCTGCATCATAAACAACACCACCAGTTACTGCACCACCTACAAAAACACCAGCAAATTTTTGTTTGCCTGATAGCCTGTTCCATTTAGAAACTTCTTGAGCTAGTTTATATCCTTCTTTATTTCCTGCGGTTTTGACATATTTACCTTGTTTAATTCCATTAATTGCTTTGTTGTACATTTTAAATGCAGTAGTAGTTAATTGATCTGCATATTTTCCAGCAGCTTTCCACCCACCATATAATTGAACAAGTGTTTCAGTTATTTTTCCAACTGCGGTTTCTCTTGCTTTTTCTTCAGCGTATTTTTCAACTTGACCAATAAAAGTTTGTTCCCACCAATTTTCTAATTGAGCTACTCTTCCTTTATCAACAGGTAAATTTCTATCGTCAGCCCAATCCATAACCATTGCTCCAAGATTAGCAAAACCTTTTGGAATTTTAATACCACCAGATAACACAGCTCCATAAATAGATTCAGTTATACCTACTTCACTTTCAAAAGGAATTCCTTTAGAAGACACTTTCATCGGGCCGGTTGCACCAGCTAAAACTATGTTGTCTTTAAAAGTTTCTTTTTCTTTTTTATCACCATATTCAGATTCTAATGTAGGTCCTTTACCTTTGTCCCATACAGTATCGTATGTTTCAAAATCTAATTTAGCACCGGATAACATTCCCTCCATAGAAGCTATCTCGTCTCTATAATATTGTTTGTTTTCCTCTTCAGTATAATTTCTTGGATCTCTAAAATCTGGATCGTGTTTTAATTTTTCATCATAGTAAGCATCGTCACCATATTTTTTTCTGTATTTAAATTCTCTAACAATTTGACTAACACTGTCTAAAGCATTTTTAATATTACTTTGTTTTCTAATGTTAGCTTCACCTCTTTCTACTTCTTCGTCGTAGCTTAATTGTTTATCAACAGCTTCTACTACTTCCTCTTTCTTAAGTTTCTGTTCGTCTTCAACTAGTTTTCGAGGGTCAAAACCAAATGGCATTTATCCTCCTAATCTGTCTTTATATCTTCAGCGATATATGTTTCGTACGGTATAAATTCTGGACCTTGTTTAACGTAGGCTTTTTTAGTTACAAAATCTATGTAAACTCTACCATCTTTATAGTCGTCTTGGTTAGGGTCATAGTCTCTAAGAACAATTTTTTCTCCCTCTCTTAGAATTTCAGCTGGATCATCTTCAATGTAGTACTGATAGCTGTCGTGAGGTACTTTATATGTACCAGCATCAATATCATCCATAAACTCGTTAAGAATTTTAGCGTCACTAAATCCTATTTTATATGTAGAAGCAATTTGTTCTATTCTTCTGTTATCTGTTTTTTCATCTCTTATTATTTCTTCTCTTTCAGTCTCTGCTGGACTTTGATCTTTTCTATATAAACTTTGTGTTGGAAATAATTGTTTTAATGCACTTTTCATATCAGGAAATCTTTCCGGGTCTTGTGTCATTAACATTTGTGCTCTTTTGTAATAAGCATCTTGTTCATCTTTACTTAAACTTTGCCAAATCTGCATGATGGTATTTCTTTTATTACTGTACTCACCCATTTTAGTTTTTTGTAATTGTTGAAATGCCGGACCCGATGCTTTACCTATTGTCTGAAATATAGGTTGTCCACCTGGTTGAGATAAAATCCCTGATCCAAGATTCATGAAAAAATCTGAAGCAGCATAAGGATACTTAGGAGTTAAAGACTCTATTACTTCCGACTGTTGTCTAACTCTGTCTACAATGTTGTTTTCATTTGGTTGAACGTTTTGATCAGCAGGATCACCTGTTCCTTTATACCCCTGTCTAGGTTTACTTAACCCAGTCGTAATTCCAGTTCCAGCAGACCCGCCGATTCTAAACATTGGTCTTTGTAAAGTTCTATTAAACATATTAATTAAGTGCCTTGTAAGCTCCTAATCCCATTGAAGCTATACCTAACGCCTGTTGCAACGGCGATTGGTTTGGTGTTACTTGTGATTGATACTGACCCATTGCACTACCAAATAGACCACCGATACCTGTACCGAAGTATCCAAGTCTTTCATAAGGTTCGTACGCAGCCATTCTATTCGCTTCTCTTTGTTGATCGAGTTGCGCTTGCTGATATGCTTGTTGAGACGCGCCCGCTTGACCCAACGATTGAATGTCTTGTCCACGTAATTGTGGCATTAGTTGAGCCATTCTTTGTTGGTCGGCCCCTAATTGTTGCATTTGTCCAAATGCTGTTTGAGCTTGTTGCCCAGCTTGTTGGAAATTCTGTTGTCTTAATTGTGCTTCTAATGCAGCTCTATCTAAATTAGATTGGGTTTGATATTCTGATCTCATTACACCTTCTCTACCACCACCTAAGTTTCCAGATTGTGCTGCCATCAATCCCATCTGACTTAAATCTCCAGCTGCTTTTTTATCAAAAGATTTCATTGTAGCGTCGATAACCTGCTGTTGATACGGAGACATAAATTGTTTGTAGGCATCAGGACCTGTTAAGTCTTGTGCACCCATCATACTTGCTGGTAAACCAGCGTATGTTCCTGTTCCAGTTTGATATTGTCCAGCTGCTGTTAAGTATGGTGCATAAGCTCCGATACCTTGACCAGCCGTTGTAGCCATAGTGTAAGCATCTTTTTGCGCTTGATCTTGTGCTGCTACGGATGGTTGAAATTTTGTTGTATCTAATGCTTGAGACGTTAAGCCCGTTAACTGCGTTGCGTAATCTTTACCTAGATCTTCTACAAACTGTGGGGGTAATGCTCTTGATTCTGTTATTGCCATTTTATAATACTTCTCCTATTCTCTCTGATACACTAAACATCTCTTGAGCGCCAGTGTTTCCTTGAGTTTCTTCTGATATTTTTCCGCCTTGCTCTAGGTTCTTCATCACGTTTTCCATGATTTCTGCACCTTTGTCAATATCTCCACCACCTGCTCCTCTTACAGCATCAGCTGTAAAAACAAATTCATTTCTAGATAATCTTGCAGGTACATCGTCAGCTTTTTCTTCTCCACCAATAGCAACGAAGCCTCCATTGTTTCTATAATCTTTTTCCATGCCTCCAAGGTCCATGAGCCCACCTTCTTGAGCCATAACTCTTGGTCTAGCCGTTGCTGAAGAAAATTTATTCATCAATCTCATCATTTCTTCTCTAAACTCTTCTAATTCATCAGCATTTAATTCTTTATAAGGTTTGTTAAACATTCTAAAAGAATGTTCATCTCTATCTCCTTCACTATCTCTGTAAAAAGGATCATCTACTGAAGCCATTATACCACCTTCGAAAGCTCCTATTCTTCCACCATCTTTAGCTACTGCATAATTTTCATAAGGTGCTGGGATTCCTAAATTTAAAAAAGGAAACGCTGCATTGATAGCTGCTATTTTATTTGGATCATCGCCAGCTTCTTCAATAGCTGCATTTAAACTTGTTCTAATTCCTTGTGGTGTATCTTCTTCTTGTGTCAATGGATTAATTAATCTTCCACCTCTGTCAGTAAAACTTGTTTCATTTGGTGGCGCTTTGGTTCCCATTAAACCACCAATTCCTGTGACTATCCCTGCCATTTTTAAAGGATCAAATACTTGTGTGCCCAAATTTTTTCCTTTTCCAGCAGAAAATAAAAGAGGATTTGTTTTACTAAAAAATTTATCTACACCAAAACCACCAAAACCTTTTGATTTAAACGCTTGTGTAAAAGGCATTCTTCCACCACCGCCATAATATATACCAGCTCCCAGAAGAGCCATCTTACCTATATCACTCTTTAAAACTTTTCCTGCTGCTTTGGCTACACCTTTAAAAGCTTTCTTAATACTACCTAAAAAATATCCTCTTCTTCCAGTTTCTGTATCCATGATACCACCGAAAGCTGCTGGTACTCTACCACCTCTCGCTAAATAAGATTTAAAAGTAGCACTTGTTGGGTAACCTGGTTGACCATAAAATTGATATGGATAAACAGTGTCAGCAACTCCGTCGCCTTCTTCCACTACTTCTTCTTCTTCAACTTCACCTGTTCCACCTTGTTGAGATCTAAGAAATGCTTGATAAGCAGGGTCATTCATATAATTTGGTTGTTGTTGACCTCCGCCACCGTCACCAGTTTTTTCTTTGTAGCCATATGTTGCAGGAATTTTATTTCCAGTCTTTGGATTTAATTTAAAACTTCCGTCAGGATTTTTTACATAAGTTTCAACATACTTTTCTAAATTACCTACGTTACCTGAATATAATAATCCCGGAGAGCCTCCATATTCTGCTGCATACTCAGCAAAAGATTGAGCGTTTTTCGGTGACAATGCTTTTACCATATTAAATTCTGCGGCAGTTAGTTTTCTTGGTTCTTCTTCAAGTAAAGCCTGTAATCCTGCAGGAAGATAGTGGCCGGCTTTTTTTAATCTTGCTAAATAAGCTCTTTCCCATTTAGGATTGTTAGGAAATCTATTGTACAAATATTTTTGTAAAAAATTTACTTTCTTTGGTTCCCATGTGTTTGTATTTTTATTCCATGTTTGAGTTGCTTTTTGAAATGCTTGTTCTTCTTGAAATTGTTTTGTCTTTTTAATTTGTTGTGGTGTAAGAGTAGAAGGAGGTGCAAAATCAGCTTCTATTTGATCTGGAACTGAAGGTCTAAACGTCGGACCTTCTCCACCCCCACCAACATTTAAATCTCTATCAGGTCTACCTTTTGTAGTTCCAGGTTTATTACCTACAGCCTTGTCATAAGATTTAGCAAAAGATTCAGTAGCCGCATCAGCTCCACCTTTATAACCAGGTCGTTTACCATTGCCACTTGATTTAACTAGCTGTGATATTCCACCTGTATTTTTTTGAATTCTACTTCCATAGGTATCGGCCCAGTCTCTTGCAATCTCTGGTTCGTTAGCAAATAAATATCTTCTTTGTTTCTCTGATTTGAATGGCACGGTTACTCTCCTCCAGAGTCAATCATGTCCAGCGCTATATTGTAAATTTCAAATTGTTGTTTTTGCGTAAGATCATAAAATTCTTTTCCATATTGTTCTTCTGCTAATTCTTCAGCCAACATTTGCGCCTTCCATCCTCTTGCTCCACCACCTGCCATCTTCATAGTGTCTTTTTCTTTAATTGTTTCAATTCCTGAAGGAGTATCTATTGTTTCTCTCATACTCATTTCCATGTCCATGTCCCCACCAAACCTTGCTGGTACTCTTTCACTCATGCTGACTTGTTCTTCCATCATTTCTCTAGGCATTTGTGAAGCGATACCTTCTTGTTGTTGGTCTTCTTGTAATTGAGCTAAAATCTGTCTCCAGATTCCACTTTGATAAAATTTTTCAAAGTTTCCAAACTGTACTTTTTGTTGGGGTTCCATTTGCTCCCATATTTCAGCCGCTACTTGCATGGATCTTTGGTCTTCTTGACCTTGGCCCATTCTTACATCTCCTCTATTGTACTTAATACTAGGTGCGCCGGCTTCTATGGATTCTGACATTTTTTCTTTGAACATATAAAATCTCCTGAGTTTATTAGTTTACTTTGTTTTTGAGAACAAATCAATAGCTGGCATGATAACTCTAACATCTCTTTGAATGTCTGCTTCTGGTACATTTGCCGCTTTTAAAGCGTCTTCATCAGGGTAAGTTTCCCCTGTTTTTTTGTTCTTAATTGTCGTTATTATTTTTTCTGGTGTTAGTTCTATCATTATGTTGTTACCTCTTTCTTGATATTTAGATAGCTAATTGCAATATCTACTCCATCACTTACTGTTCCAGCTGTACTATATTTTAATACAGTTCCACCTACTACTACTAAAGGTAAACTAATTAATTCAACGCTTGCATTAGTGGCTAGTGTTTGAGTGTGTGTTACAAAAAAAGCATTATTAGTTATACTAATAGTAGGAGTATTAGATCCTGATTTATTAGTTACTCTTATAGATTTTATAATAAAAGTTTCATTAGCTGCAGGAGATAACAAAGCTATATTTGAATCAGCACTTGTCGTACTTTTACCATAAAAATCATATATATTTATAACAGCCATTATTCCATAAAGAAGCTTTTAGCTTCTATCTCTTGTTTTAATTCTTCTTGAAAAGTTGTATTTAATTTTTCTAACACAGCGTCTAAATCTCTTACTAAAGATTGAGCCACGTCTTCTTGATATTCTTTACTGGCTCGTGTCAATGATTGTACTATCTTTGCCATTATCTTCTTCCTCCTGAATGTATATCTAATCTAAACGTTCCTAATTTCCAGTTAGAATCTATAGCACTATTAGATATGGTTAATGCTACCGCTCTAGCTCTAGCTCTTGTATCAATTTTTTTAGTACTTGTTGTAATTGTAAAAGGACCTAAAGAAGAACTCGCTGATGCATCATTAGGATAATCTCTTAGATCTAATTGCACTACTGTGTCTCCAGTTTGAGAAATAAAGTCAGGCACAACTCGACTTACTCTCATTATAAACTCTCCATCTCCTCTTAAATCTGCAAGAGAAGTTGCTGCACCTCTAATAACTTTTTGAGTAATGTCATAATCACCTGAAGTTATATTAGCAGGAATAGCACTTGTAGTACCACCTTTAATTTGATTTGTTCCAGTTTCATGTTCATAGTAAATAGTGGTTCCTTCTGTATTTCCTTCAACATCAAAAGAATCATCATCACCAGCATCATAAGCTGTAGCATGTGGTAAACCAAACACAGCTGAGTCTTGCCAAGTAGTTCTTTTGCACAATGTACTTGCATTTGTATACCAAATAGGTCTTTCAAAAGTTGAGTCTAGATAACTATATAAAATTGATCTGTCGGTAACATTAGATGTAGAGGTTGGATAAAACCACATAACTTCTCCAAACAAGTTATTAATTCCACAATATATTAATTGATGAGAAGTAGTGTTTAAATCATCATAAACATAGTCTTCTACCAAACAGTCCATAGATTCTAGTTTACCAGTGTATCTAAAGAAACCATTGTCAGACATCCAATACGCAGCACCATCAACTTCAACGGCTGCATTCATTCCAATTAATCCACAGTTAGTTCCTACTTGTTCATAAGCAAATGTAAATGGAGTTCCTACAAATCTCATGGTAAATAAAGATGTGTCAGTCCAAACATAAATAGCATTTCTACCAAGTGTAGCTCCCATGATCCGTGATCCGGCGGCCAGTCTTTGTGTACCAGCACTATTGGTTGCTGTTGGTGCCCAAGTGTTTATGTCTTCTTGGTTTGAAAATCTAATAAACATTTCATCTTGTGTAGATGTGTCTCCAATAGTTGTTTCAGTTCCAAATAAAACTAAGTGACGATCGGGAGTAGATACTAACATATCTCTAGACGCTGTGGGTGCACCTGTAATAATTGTTGCTCTATTACCTGTTGCATTAGTTGCATTTGAATCCCATTCAAAAACAGCATTGTTATGAATTAAAGCAATAAGATTTCCACCTAAATTATCTAATGACCATAGACCAGGATCTGTAGTTATATCAGTGTTAGATGCTGCTGATCCCCATCCAGTCCAACTAGATGTATTGGTAACAGTAGCTCCGCCACTATGGGCAGCTCTAGTTGAACCTCTGACTGCTCTTGTAATACCTGTAAAACTTGTTGCTGTTACGCCTGTATAAGAAATTTCTTCGGTACCTACTTGAAAATAATTAGTTCCTGAAGAAGGAAAACCAGTTGTGCTTCCAACATTAATAGTTGTTCCTGATCCACCTGTTCCAAAAGCATTGTCTCCTAAACCTGGAGCTGTTAATGTAGTCGTTGTAGAACCCAATACTTTACCACCCCATAATGATATACCAAAACCATAAGCTCCCACCTGTTCAGCTGGTCCTACGTGATAGTATCTAAAATAAGTAATTCCTCCAGAAGTAGTAGCTCCACTTCCTGTTTCATTACTATCAACTGTAATTTTAAAATTATCAGCATCCACTATTTCAGTAACCATAAACTTTTTGTCACAAAAAGTAGTTGATGAATAATTAGAATTAGTAATTGCACTAAAAGTAGAGGCGTTACCAAATAAACATATGTCTCCAGCTTGAAAGCCATGAGATGAAGCTGTAATAGTTACAACGTTTTGACCGTTAGTAGTGCTAAACGCATTAGAAATAGCTGTGCCTGATGGATTAACTAGTGGGTGGATATCATAATAAACACCACCTGTGTAAGCATATAAAATTCTGTTTGTTCCAATGATAGCATATTTTTGAGAGTCATTACTTACCATGTGATGCAAAGCTCTTGCCGCACCAGTAAGTTTACTTTCTCCTAATTGTTGCCATCCTCCTATTTTTTCAGGAGTACCATATCTAAATCTAACATTTTCTCCACCTGTCCATTGAGATTCAGCTCCGGTAGGTGTTACTTGTTTATTAAATCCTGGTAAAAAAGCTATTTTCTGTAGCATATAAAAATCCTTTTATAAGGTTTATATCAGATTTGTAGGGAATTCAAATGGTTAAAGCAGAGGGAATCTGTGGTGGATCATCCCCCTGCAAGCCTAATGTATAGACTATTTTTTAGGAAGTGTAAAGCCTTTAAACCAAGCAGGTAGTCCTATAAAAAGACGTTTGTCAAATTCGTTTTCTTTAGCTAACTTAGAGCCTTTTCTATTATAATGTAAAAATACTTGTCCACAATCTTTACCAGTAAATTCTTCCCGCCAATGTTCTAAATCACAACCAGAATATATTAACATGTCTCCTTTATCTAAAGTTATTTTAATTCCAGCCTGTCCTTTTCTACCTGTAGGATCTAAATATATGGGCCATGGATCGCCTCCAAGGTTTAAAGTTGTAGATATTTCACATGAATATCTGTCTTTATGTCTAGCTAAAACATCTCCTTTTTTGTAAATTCTTGCATAAGAATACGTTTCGCTTAACTTTAATTTTGTGTGTTTTTCCATTACGGGTTTTACTTTTTGTAATAAAGTTTCCATCACTAAATCTCCATAATGAGAGTATGTATTAGGAACTTGTTGATCATTCCATACACCCCAATAATCAGTAAACGGTGATATATATTTTTGATCAAATAAAAATCTTGCTACTTTTCTTTTATTTAAAAAATAACCGTAAGCAAAATCTGCTACTTCTGAAGAAATAGCTCCTTTTAAAACACTGTATTTATTTTTTTTGAATGACATTCAATACTCCTTTCGGTATGGCTTGACAGTTAAAATGTATAAACCTAAATGGTTCGTACCCCATATCAACTATGTATTGATGAGGCATATAAGATGGAAAAAATATCATACGACCAGGTTGAACTTTATAGTGCACTTGTGATGTAGCATAAGTTATTTTTGTCTTATCTTTTTCTGGTAGTAAATTCATAACATTACCTGCTCTTGGGTCTTCAAACAATGGCATCGATGTTTTGTCACTAGCTTTTAAAAAATAAAAACCTGACATATGTCCGTTCCAATGAGTGTGTAATGTGTGGTGTCCACCACCTTTTTTTGCAAATTCTTGTACCCACAATTCTGTAGTAAATATTTCAAAGTTACTTAAATCAAAGCCCATTTCACCTAATAAGTTATGTGATGTTGCTCCTATGTAATTTTGTATTTCTAAAAAAGCAGGATCTCCTATTAACGATGTAGAATGAAAAACATTTCCCATGTCTCCTTTATCACCAAATTTTTTATTTCTTTTATCTATTGCTTCTTTTAAATTTTTCTTAGACTCTTCTATGTATTTATCTGATGCTTTATTTAAATCTTTAACAAATTCTGGTGCATCTCCCCACCATATTGGACATTTAAAATATTCTTCTAATTGTAATTGTTGCGGATAAGATGCTTGATCTTTTTTTATTTTTCTTTGTTTTTGTTTTAATTTTTTATTTTTCATCTGTAAGGCCATCCTAAATTCCATATTACTAAACTATGTCTAGATCCTTTTTTAACTGGGCACACTCTGTGCCAAACAAAACCAGGGAATACAACTAAAGATCCTTTAGGTAGTATTTCTTTACACTTTCTAATGTTAGGTTTTTTATCCGGGTCTAAGTTTCTAAAATCAAATTCTAACTCACCACCTTTATAATCTTTTGGGTCTGATAAAGTAACTGTGACAGATAGCTTTCTAATTTTACCATTTGATGGATCTCCTTCTTGTCTTTGATAGGGTCTATCCCACCCATCACAATGCCAATCATAAAACTGACCTTTTTCATATTTTGTAAATTGACAATTTTCAGAATAATCCCATTGAAAATTCCAGCCTGCACTTGCATTTGCTTCATGAATGTATGGATGTATTTCTCTATATATCCATCTATCAGACATCCAAACAATGTTAGAATCTCTTTTTTGTTTTAGATCTTTTATTTCTTTTTGATTTAATTTTTTATCACCGTATCCACCTGTAATCGCCATTTGATCTTGTATAGATTTACCATACTTAACAATGTCGTCACAAATACGTTCTGGGATTGCTGATTGAAAGTACCAATAATAATTTGTTAAATTCATAATATGTCTTTATGAATTTAATATAGCATTTCCTATGAGACTGTCAAGGTACCAGAGGCTGTAAATCTTGCAACTGTTGTACAACCTGGAGCAGGAGATACTGAATTAGTTCCTGGAGTTACTGAAAATGATTTTGAATTAGGTCCTCTTACAATAACAACACCTGAACCACCTTTTCCACCAGGAGTACAAACACCTGGAGTAGGAGACGCTCCTGATCCACCACCTCCACCACCACCAGATCCTACATTAGCAGTTCCTGATCCACCACCAAAATTTCCTGGAGTTCTTCTTCCACCATTTCCACCACCAGCTTTTCCTGCACCTGTACATCCGTTGTTACCCGCAGCACCACCTCCACCACCAGCGTACGCTACACAACTTCCTGTAATTGCATTACATGCTCCGCAACCACCAGGTCCACCTTTAACACAACAACCAACTCCACCAGCTACACCAACTGAGCCAATACCACCTCCACCACCACCGGCGTTTGGATTTCCGTTTCCACCAGCATTACCTTGAGGGATAGGAGACCTTGGAGGAGTATTACCAGCAGCAGCTGGTCCTCCAGGAGTACCACCTCCACCACCTGATCCACCGGTTTTTCCAGCATAACCAGGAGAAGAGTGAACTCCACCACCACCTCCACCACCATCGGATGTTATTTTATCTGTATTTTCTGTACCACAAACATTGAATATTGAAGCTGAACCAGTAGTTCCCGCTTGTCCTGGTGAACTTGAAGGAGTACCACCATCTCCACCACCTCCAACAGTTATGTTGTATGTTCCTACATTTATACTTAATGCGCTTCCTCTTAATGGACTTGGTCCATAACCAGATGCACGATAACCTCCTGCACCTCCACCACCAGCTCCATCATTACATGGTGCATATCCAGAACCTCCACCACCTGCTCCACCTACTACTAAATAATCTATTGTAGTTCCTACTACAGGCCATGTTCCTTGTTTCTTAGCTTGAAACTGACTTTGCATTGACCACACACCACTTGCTTTATTAATTTCTTTTATTAAAACTATACCTGGGCCACCTGTTCCACCAGCAGCATTATTACCACCAGCTCCACCTCCACCACCAGAATTTGTAGTTCCAGCTACACCTGCAGCGCAAGCTAATCCACCTTTTCCACCACCTCCAACTCCACCTGCTTGAGGAGCACCAGATGCATGTCTGTTTCCACCTCCTCCACCACCAGCAAATTGTCCACACACAGTAGCTCCTCTGCATGAAGAATTTGCAATATAAAAAGGTTGAGGGGCAGATCCAAAAGTAGAAGTAACTGGAGATCCAGCTCCTCCTGTTCCGCCTCCTGTTGATCCTGGATGTGATCCAGATGTTCCAGCAGCTCCAACTGCAGCCGCACCACCGCCACCGCCGCCACCGTAATTCGTTCCTGGTCCTGGTCCTCCCGGATCGGGACTACCAGCTCCACCATCATTTCCTTGACAAGCAGTTCCACTACCAGCAGCTTTAGCTGGTACTGCTCCACCACCACCTGAGCCTCCTGGTCCACCGACAGCTCCATTACCACCACCAAAACCACCACCTGTTGATGTAATACAAAAGCCTACTGAATTATTTCCTGTACCACCAGGATTTCCATTAGGACCCGGAGTTCCTCCTCCGCCAACTGTAACGGGATAAGATACGTTTCCACAAACTGATACTGAAGAAGATATTTGTAAACCACCAGCACCACCACCGGCTGCTGTTCCACCGCCGCCACCCCCGCCACCACCGACGATTAGTGTATCGACTACTCTTGTTCCTGGTTGTGTTGTAATTGTTCCTGTAGAAGTTTTAGATGTAACTTTACACTTACCAAAAGAAGCTTGGTTAAGTTTTCCTATTATTCCGCCGTTTGCTGATCCTGCTGGACTAGCCATATGAGTCTCCTTATGCGGATACCCAAGCTAGCGCTGATGCATCCCAGTTAAAATCTTGTGGTTCTGTGTCGTATGAATTTGTTGAATTATTCCAAACACCTTCATCTTTAGCAGTCCATCTTTGATTATCTTCATCCCAAGCAATAGTATATCTTTTATCGCCGTCATATGTAGTAACTGTTGGATTAGGGACTGGTGCTTCCCAATCATCATTTGCGTTTAATGACCAAGATGCGTAAGGTTGTGGTGAAATAAATTTATCTTTTACAGAGTCGTATGTATATCCAATACCTGCGTATTGTTTTCTAAAATTGTGATTATAAGAAGTTTGTTTCCAAGTTCCACCTTTAAAAAAGTTTTGACACCATGTTTCTCCATCAACATGCATGTCTGAAGGAACACAATCGTTTCCTACAACAACAACTCTAGTTACTTTATTATCTCCATCTAATTCTGCGAAATGTGCCATATTATTACTCCTTAAATTTATATTTTATATTTTAATTTTAACTTATTGTCAACGTTCCATTAACTGTAAATGTCATTACAGTACAGCCTCCTGCAGGGCCTGGTAATGTTGCTTTTGTGTTAGTTCCTGGGGCTACACTATAGCCTGGTCCAGCCGGTCCTGGTGCTCTTAATATAACGACCCCTGATCCACCTGCTCCACCACTATTATTATAGGACGGATTATAAGAACCTTGGGCACCGCCACCGCCGCCACCTCTATTAACGGTTCCAGTTCCACCAGTTCCACAATTAGCTTTACTTCCTGCTCCACCTGTTCCACACGGAGAAGCTGCTCCAACTGTTCCTGGTCCTGGGGCTCCATTATAACCTACACCACCTCCGCCACCACCAGCGTAAGATAATGCTGATCCTGAAATACTGTTTGGTGCTCCTGCTCCACCTCTACCAGCTTGAATTGGACTTTGTGGTCCTGGTGCACCAACTCCTGCTTCAGTTGCTCCACCTCCGCCACCACCAGCTGTTTCTCCATTTTGAGATGAATTACCACCAGGGAAACCTTGTGATGCACAAGTTCTTGGAATATTTCCTGCGCCACCATAAGCACCTGTACCACCTGGTCCTGGGGGAGTTTGCCCTGGATTATTTAATGGGTTTTCACCCATGTAACCACCTGCTCCAGATCCACCATCTCTGGCATCTATCCCTGATGCTCCAGAACTAGCACCACCACCACATGAAGGCGCTGATCCGCCACCACCACCAGCAGATGTAATATATCCTACAGAAGAGCATCCTCCTCTAACGTTTGCTGCACCACCAGCACCAACTTGAACATAATTTGCTCCTGGTTCTAAAAATACTTTTGTTCCACCTGGAAAAGAAGTTCTATAACCACCTCCACCTCCACCACCACCAGAGTATGTTGTTGCAGGTGTTACTCCTCCACCACCACCGCCTGCTACTACTAAGTAATCAAAACCGTTAGAAGGTACATCTCCAACTATATTTAAATTTGCTGATGCTTTAAATTTTGCAATAAAAGTTGATACACCACCGTCTGGTGAACAGACTGGAGCGCAAGAACTATTTGTTGTTACATATTGATTTGTTCTTAAAATTACAATTCCTGAACCACCATTACCTGAAGGATATGTTCCACTACTACTTGTTCCTCTAGAACCAGCTCCTCCTCCACCACCAGTATTAACCGATCCAGATGTTCCAGGACTAGCATTACCACCAGCTCCTCCACCACCATATCCACCGTTTCTTGGTGAGCCTGGTGTACCTTCGGTACCACCACCTCCACCACCGGCATAATATCTATTTCCTCCTGTTATCTCATTTGGTGCTCCCGTACCACCTGGGCCACCAGGGGTATTAGTAGTAGCTCCGCCACCGCCACCACCTCTTCTGGCTCCTGGATTGTTAGCACCACCTGGGTTTCCTTCTGGTATGGTAAAGCCACCCGCATTTCCAGTTCCTCCGGATAAAAGTGCACCACATGGTTCACCAGGTGCTCCACCTCCTGAACCTCCTGGTCTAGTTCCACCACCACCTCCAGATGCTGTTATCGTTAAAAAGCTTGAAGGTCCTCCACAGTGTCCTGGATGTCCTGGAGAAGCGTCTCCTGTTCCACCAGCTCCAACTACGACTGGATAAGTCCCTAAACTTGCACATAATATTGTTCCTTGCAGTGGGCTCGGTCCATATCCTGATGCACGATAACCTCCTGCACCACCTCCTGAATAAGGTGATCCACCACCTCCACCACCACCTACTATTAAATAATCTATATAAGCTTTTCTTGAAGCCCATGAATTTGTTAATCTTTTTTCGTAAACACTATTCATACTCCAGACTCCTGGAGCATTGTTTAATTCTTTTACTATTACAACTCCTGACCCACCTATTCCTCTAGGGCCTGTTGCTGGATGAGGTGTTCCACCACCACCAGTTCCACCGCCGCCACCACCAGTATTTGCAGCTCCAAGAGAAGGATTTAATGGTCCTGCTGGATCATCACTTACACCTATTCCTTTTCCGCCACCACCTGGTCCGGCTGCACCACCTGTATAACTTGAGTTAGCAGCTCCACCGCCACCACCAGCTCTTAATGTACAATCTCCTGGCCATGCAGATGAACCTGTTCCACCATCTCCACCTTTAGGACCTGATCCGTTTTGACCAACTGCGCCTTTTCCACCGCCGCCACCGCCGCCGTGAGAACAAGCATTAGGATTTCCTGTTCCACCAGCATTACCTTGTGAACATGGACCAGCTGAACCACCAGCTTTTCCCCAGCCACCGCCGCCGCCAGATCCACCTGGAGCACCAACTGCTGGTCCTGGAGTTGGGGAAGGTTGAGAAGGACCTCTTTGATCCGTTCCTCCGCCACCGCCGCCAGTTGAAGTTATACAAAAACCTACTGAATTAGTTCCTGCACCTGCACATGAACCACCTCCTGGGGGAGCAACACCTGCTGCACCTCCACCACCAACTGTAATTGGATAATCTGTGCCACCTGTAACAGTTGCATTACAAGAACTTAAATAACCACCTGCTCCGCCTCCGCCACCAGATGCACCGCCACCACCGCCGCCACCGACGACTAAAACATCTACTTTTGTAGTTCCTGGTTGTGTTGTAAAAGTTGAAGTTGATTTTACTTGAGTAACTTTATCACCACCACTAGAAGTTACATTACAAGGTCCAATTATTCCGCCATTGCCAGCCATAATTTAAACCTCCTATGCGTCGTCTAATACTTCATATGATATGAATAAGTCCAGATCAGATGCAGCACTAGCTCCACCTTTGAGTACGTCTGTTTCTCTTAAATAAATTGGTGTGTCTGATAAAACTAACGTTGCGTTAGCGGGAATCGAAACTACTTTTGCTAAATAAACATCAGATGCTCCAGATGCAACAGTACCTCCAGCAGAAGTAGTTGCTCCTGCGTCTATGTAAACTGTAACATCAGCTGCTGCTGAAGTGTCAACATTCGCAACTGTCATTCTATTAATTTTAATTAATTTGTCTGCGGCAACTGTAAACAAAGTTGTAGTTGTAGTTGCTGTTAAATTCCATCCTACGGATTCACCGTAGATACTTGATACTGCTACTATATTCGGGTTTGCCATAATTTAATTCCTTTTTGTTTCTTATCCGAAAATCATTGCCATTGCAATAGCTTTTCCTGTTGTTATACCAAAAGATGATGTTGCTGTCCAGCCCAGTGTTCCCGAACCATCTGTAGTTACTAGAGCTGTGCTTGAAGCCCCTACTGCAGCTGGTAAAGTTAACGTATAAGAAGTTGCTGTAGCAGCTGATTTAATACCTATATAAGCTGAGTTATCAGCATCATTTAATTTTAATGCATTTTGATTATTTAATGTAATTTCTGAAAAAGCAGAAAAAACATCGATTACGCTAGGATTACTACTTTCACCATCTACATAAATAAGTTTATATCCTTTATCTGTAGTAGACCATGTAACCGTTCCACCTGATCCAGAAACAGTTTTAAATTGAACAGTATATGCTCCACTTGTACTATTTTTAACTAAGTACCAATTTTCAACATCGTTAGGAACTGTTACAATTTTAGCTCCTGTAATTGCTTCAGGAGAAACTGCTCCTAAAATAATTACTCTAGTTGCAAGAGTCGCTCCAGTCGATCCATCTGATACAGCAAGAGCTGTAGTGTTTGCTCCAGATCCTCCAGCGTTTAAAGTTTGAACTTTAAAACCACCTTGAATTTGTTCTATAATATTTAAATTAGTATTAGTCTTTGTTCCCCAAGTACCGGCGTTTTCACCAGTAGCCATTAATTCTACGCCGAGAGGTGTGTAAGTTGATGATGACATCTTTAATTATCTCCTAGTTAATTGGTTTATATTGTTTATTTAGTTTTAAGTCAAACATAATTATGAAGCTACTTTATCGGTGTATGAGGCGCTAGTTCTAGGTGTCTTAGTACTATATGAGGCGCTAGTTCTAGGTGTCTTGTCACTATATGAAGCACTCGTACGAGGATATAATTCTTGATAATATCTTAATATTAATTCATCTGCTACAGAAGTAGTAGCTGTTTGACCTAGTCCCACTAGACTAGCCACAGTCGCTTGAACAGTGGTTACACTATTAACACTTGATGTAGCCGATTGACCAGCTAATACAACTGGAGTTAATGGTGTGACTGTTAATGAACCTAAAGAACTTGTAGCTACAATTCCACTTAATTGGAAAGTTGGATTAGATGTAATTGTTAATGATCCAGTAGCCGAAGTTGCACTTAAACCTGTTATTCCTATTACATCGGCAGGTGATAACGAGCCTACAGATGATGTAGCTGTTAAACCAGTTAATCCCATTGATTGATCTGCAGGATCTAAAGTTCCAACAGCTGATGTTGCACTTAGCGCTGAAAGTGTGGTTGTGTTATCAGAACTAACTGATAATGAACCAAGAGAACTTGTTGCACTTAACCCAGTTAATCCCATTACTTGATCTGCAGGATCTAATACTCCTACAGATGATGTTGCACTTAAACCTGGTAATGTAAATTGAGCTGCTTCAACAGATCCCCAACCATTAATTCCCCAAGATAATGTGCCCCAACCAGGTTTGACATAAACATTTTCAGTTGGAAGATTTAAAGATGATGTTGCGCTTAATCCACTTAGTCCAACTACATCTGCTGGACTTAAAGCTCCTACAGAACTTGTTGCTGATTGTCCTGTTAATCCCATTACATCTGCTGGACTTAAAGCTCCTACAGAACTTGTAGCTGTTAAACCTGTTAATCCCATTACTTGATCAGCAGGAACTAAAGCTCCAACTGAAGATGTAGCAGAAAGTGCAGGAAGAACGGCATAAGGTGAATCACCCCACATACCAGATCCATAAGCCTCACGGCCCCATCCTTGTTCAAGAAGATCAGAATCATTCCAACCAGCTTGTCCCCACGTATAACGTCCGTATCCTTCTGAGACACCTGTATACGAAAGGTCTCCTAAAGTTGAAGTAGAAGAAAGACCCGTTACTGTGAATGTAACGTCAGCCATTTTTTACTCCTATGCTATTTGAACGATTGCGTTTGTAGCTGTTTGTGCTGGGAATTCTATTGTAAAAGTTCCACTTGTTACAGTTTTGTCTGAACCAAAATTAATTGCACAGACCGCTCTGTTAGTTGTGAATCCTGTAACAGCTGTAGTATTATAAATTAAACATCCTCTTGCTGTAAAAGAAGCTGATGTCCAACTTGTATCATTAAATTTAACACATGCTGTGTCTCCAGATAAAACTGGATCAGCACTTGCTGTTAAAGTATTTCCTCCAGCTGTGTAACCAGATGAAGTAGTTGTTACTTCGTATGTACTTGTTGGATCTGCTGACGCACTTGTTGGTGCTGCATAAGCAGTTGTTGATTTACTTAAAGTTGCTGAGTTGCTTGAATATAATGCAAGTTTAAAAGTGTTACCTGTTGGTGCTCCACTTGAATCATTAAAATTGTG